CACGGCTACCAAGGTCAAAGCTGAGACCACTGTCGGTTCCACCAGTCTGGTGGTCACTGTTGGTACCTCTAACGCGCTGGATCTCAATAAAGGGGACGTGATCAACATTGCCGGGGATACCAATCCCTATGTGGTCACTGCCGACGCTGCCGGTAACGCCACAACCGATGTTACCTTGTCGATCTATCCCGGCCTTAAGGCAATCGCCGCCGCCGATGCCGAAGTAACCTGTATCGGCACTTCCGGCACCGCCTACACGGTTAACCTGGGCTTCCATCGTGATGCCTTTGCCTTTGCCACCCGTCCGCTGGTCGATAGCGTGGACGGACTTGGCAACTACATCAAGAGCGCAGTCGATCCGGTATCCGGCATGGCGCTGCGCCTTGAGGTAACCCGCGAGCACAAGCGGACCCGGTACAGCTTCGACGTACTCTACGGCGTGACTACCGTGCGTCGCGAACTGGCCTGTCGTCTGCTTGGTTAAACCATATATAGCGGTCGGGGCTAACCACTAAAACGGGGGAAGGGGATATGTCCCCCTTCCCCCGCTCTTTTTGAAACCAATGTCATAACGTCCAAGGAGATGTTCAAATGTCCAAAACCGATATTGTCGAAATCAGGGAACCTGGCGGCGGCAAGTTGTTGATCAATAGAAGCAAATTTGATCCTGCCGTGCATACCCTGTGGAAAGATGATGTTGAAAAAGTTGAAATCGAGAAACAAGAAGAAATCAAAATTGAAACCAAAACTGTCGATGAGGTTATTGACGAAATCATAGAGCAAGAAGAACAGCAAGAAGAACAGGAAGAAGAACAGGAAGAAGAAATTTCAAAACCAACTCGGCGCAAATACACCAGACGCAATTAATTCGATCAAGCATTGCGCCGGTCGGAAAAAAGATAACGGCGAAAAAACATCCTTGCTTGATTTTAAACTAGACATAAAAGAGGGTTTGCCATGGCATTAACTCTTGTGGCCACACCGGGGGCAGCGGACGCAAATACGTATGCAACCCTGGATGAAGCGGACATCTATCACGAAGGGCATCTTTACGCTACATCCTGGACGGGTGCAACAGATGACACCAAAAAAGCGGCTCTTGTCATGGCAACCCGATTACTTGACTACCACATGGCATGGGATGGATGGAAAAAAGATCTTGAAACTCAAAGATTAGCTTGGCCACGCCAGGGCTTGGTGACTCCAGAAGGGGAAAATGTTAACGACAGTACAATTCCGGAATTTTTAAAAGAAGCAACGGCTGAATTCGCTCGTTGGCTGATTGATTCCGACCGTACTACCGAAGGTGGCTATGAAGGAATCAAGTATCTTCAGGTCGATGTGATCAAACTTGTTCCAGGCGGTCCCTTTGCCCGCAAGCTTATCCCGCCTGTGGTCATGGAAATGATTCGCGATTATGGCCGCAAAAAAAGACGCGCACGGCGTCTTGTAAGGTGTTAAATGGCACTACGCAGCGCAATTGAAGCAGGGGTCCAAGCGGCATTTAATGTTGTTTCTGACGGACTCATATCTGCCACAGTCACACATTTTACAACCGACGCGCCAACTTATGATCCTGAAACAGGGACAATGACCCATACTTCGACTAATTATACAAAATCGTTTCTTCGCAGTAAGTGGACTCAGCGGGAAATCTACGAGCAGGACATTCAATCCGGCGACATGAAACTAATGATTCCGGCTGCAAATCTTGGCTTTGAGCCCAAAGAGCAAAAAGATTATATTACGATTAATTCGGAAAAATGGATTATCGACAAATTTTGGATTGACCCGTATGACACGGTTTACTTTTTAAAAATGAAACGGCTTTGATGAAAACAAGAAATATTAACAGCTTTATTGAAGATATAAGGAATTTTAAGGAAAATGGCGAAAAAGCCATAATCCAGGAAACCAGAAAACGAAATGCGGCTGCATTTCGCACCATGATCAACATAGCTCCAATATGGACTGGAAATTACGTGTCAAATTTTCATGTTATTCTTGGCGCACAACCGAATCCAACGGAAATTGTTGTCCCCGGAAAAATGATAAACCAAGATATACCGGAACCGCTTGACGAAACAGCACAAAATGCGTTACGCACAAAAATTAAGCTACAAACAAATATATTGAAAACTTACAATAAACTTGGTAGGGTAAAAATCGTGAACGTTTGTGAATATGCACAAGGGGTTGAATATGGCCAATACCCGGCAAAAATGCCTTATCTGGTTTTTCAAAATGGCTGGAATAGATTGATTTTTAAATGACGATCAAGGCTGCAAATATCAGTATCGAATCTGCTTTTACGACTCAATGGGAATCCAAGACGCCCATCTTGTATGCCGAAGTGCCATATGCGCCCCAAACCGGCGAGCATGTTAAAATCGAAGTCATGCCGGAAACGGCAACGCGAAAAAATCTTGGACAAACGGATGTTTTTTTCAGGTTTCACGGAGTCATTGTAATCAGCATTTTTGTGCCACAGGGGACCGGCACGGCGCGGATTCGGGAATTGGCTGATGCGGCAACAGATATTTTTTTGGGCAGAAAAATCGATAGCGTCAAGATCTATAATGTTGATATGACACGCGATGCTTATGATGGCTGGCTGGTATGGAAGCTATTTTTCAACACAAAAAGGGACGAGATTTTTAATGATTAAAAATCTTACCAAAAGTAATACTTAAAAGTAAATGGAGGGAATCAAAAAATGGACAGTAACTTGACTGATCTTCATATCATTAAGCAATCTGTAAAAGGGACCATACCGGCCACGGTACTAACAAAGGTGCGATTTACCGGTGAGGATCTTAGCATGTCGCTCAACAAGGCTGACTCGAAGGAAATCCGTGCGGACGGGAACATTTCGGATCTTCTGATGAAATCCGGCAGTCAGACCGGTGGATGGAATTTTGAGTTTGCGGCAAGCTCTCCGGTGGGCACCGCCAACGAAGACACCGTGATGAACGATCTGATTGCATCCTTACTTGGTCAAACAGCTTGGGCTAGTGGCGCGACCATCAAGAACGCGGCTCAAATGACCAAAACTTACTACACGATTGAAAAAAGTATCATTGTCGGCGCAACTACCTATTATTTCCCGCTAAAGGACTGCGTTCCGGTACAGCTTGATCTGAATATCGCCGCCGAAGAGGATGTTACCGGGAAATGGACTTTCATGGGGGGCATTGCGCAAGATGCCAGTACTACGGCTACCAACAGTGCCACAACGCCGATAGCGGCTAATACAAATCCGGTCATGTGTGGTTCTTTCGACCTGGCCAGTCTGACGGCTGATGGGTCTAACATTACATCTTATATTCAGTCCATTTCGCTTTCTATCCACAAGAACCCCCGGCGCATTACGGCGATCAACTATCCATGGGGCGCGGACATAGGTTTTGGGTCCTGGTCAATCACCGGCACAATGAACATTTATTTTGACGGTCTTGACTGGTATCAGGCGGCCTTGGATAACACCGATTTGGCGCTGGTCTTTTCGCTTGATGACGACTCTGGCGCTGTGTCTGGAAATATTTACACCTTTACATTTCCAAAGATCAAATTTCTGGACTCTCCGTTCAATGCTGCTGGCAAAGATCAAGATTTGATTCAAGCGGTCAATTTTCAGGCAATCTATGATCCGGTTAGTGAGTGTTCCATGAGTGTCAAATTTGACGCTGCAACTGATGTTTAATTTTAACATTTAACCAAGAAAGGTTTTAAATTACATGGATCTTAAAAAAACATTTGGCACCGACAAGGAAAAGGAAAAAAAAGGTATTATCAAGCAAATTGGTGAAGGGGCCTGGGTCCGGATTGCCCGAATTGGCAACCCGGATTACGAGCGGGTTCTGACCGCCTTAAGCAAGCCTTATCGCTTGCAGATTCAACGCGGCACTCTGGATCCCAAGATTCAGGACAAGCTCTACATTGAGGTCATTGCCAAGACTGCATTACTGGATTGGGGCGGGATCACCGACAACGGGGTTGAAGTGACATATTCTGTTGAAAATGCAATTAAAATGTTGACAGATTATCCGGATTTTCTGGAATTTATTGTTGCCGAGGCAAACCGGCTGGAAAACTTTAAGCTTCAGGCCGACGAGGATCTTGCGGGAAACTCCGAAGCTTCTTGAAATGGTGGAAGTCTTACGGGAAATATTATGACTGGCTTGTCACGCTAAAAGAGCATGGCAAGCCGGTCAAAGCTCTGGATAAAATGCCGATACTATTTCAAGAAGCGGAAGCATATCTGAGAGCCTATAATGATCTGTCTATTTCAAAGCCGATTGGCGCCTTTTCAGTCGGCAGAATCCCCTACAGCGAGATTTGCTTGTGGCTAAACGAACACGACATATGGGACCGCGAAGATAGAGCGGCTTATATCAAGTGGGTATCATTTATAGATGCAGTAATGAGCGAGCTTGCATCGGGAGAGAAAAACACCGATGAGCGTGGAAGTCAGGACACTCGAATTAGTCACCGACAGCACAAAGTCGGTAAGCGATCTTAAAAGCTTCGAAACGGCGATTGATTCGCTTTCCTCTAAGCTTTTGGCTTTCAATGCGGCCAAAGACAAGGCGTTTAAAAGTCTTGCCTCGGACTGGTCTCGCCTTGGCCAACAATTAAAGCCCATTTTGCTTGAAGTGTCCTTTAGTGGGCTTGCGCCAAAATTCAGGCAATTTCAACGACATCTTTTGGCCCATCTTCGCGAAACTCAGGCCATGGTGGACCGGCACAAAATTGTGTTACGCACTGCGACCAGCATGGCCAGCGTTGCCGGCGCGGGCGCTGCGGCTCAAGCGTCGGCTGCTGTAGCCACTAAGCAAATAAGTGAACAAGCGCTTTTTTCAAGCGTTATGGGGAAAAAATATGCGGATTATGACTTAAGGCGTCTTCAGTCGAGAAAAGATCTTCCCCGTATGACTGCCGATCTTGACACGCTTCTGCGCGATCATTGGTTAATGACGGAAAAGCAGATCAAAGGGTTCCATGATAAATATAAGCAGCTAAACGTTAATGATAAGCAACGTATGGAGGCCATGCTGCGTCAGACTTTTTCACCCGGCATGGCCGAAGGACGGGCGCAACGGCAGGCGGATTGGGTAATCGATCTTGCCAAACAGGAAGGTTGGCACATGCCGACCATTCGGCCATTCTTGCAGGAAATTCGGCAGAAACAAAAATTTGTCAAAGAGGATCCCACCAAGGAAACTCTCTTGGACATGGCCAGAAAATACTATGCTTCACAAGGAGGTAAAGTTGGTCAGCGTCAAATGAGCATAGACGAAATACCGCCCTCTGCCGGTGCGGCTTGGTACAGGGATCCACGACTAATGGGGCCGAGATTTAATAAAAAGATTTGGCAAATTAACGAACCACTTCAAACCGTGCATCCTCGTGCCATGGTGGCCGCGGATCGCTCAAGTAAAATTGCCGAACAAGTTGTCTCTCCGGTAGCAAGACAAATTTCTGATGTTAACGAATTAAAAAGGGCAATTGACAGCAGACTATCTTATCTTGCGGATCCTAAAAATTTAGACAAAACATCGCCTGGATATTCAACCAAAGATTTTTTGAAAAAAGGTTTGCCAAAAAATATACAAGACGAAATTAATTTATTAAAATCACAACGACACGCTTTGGTAAGGGTCAACCAGGCAATCCAGAAAGAGCTTGATACTGGCTTTAGAAGGATTCCTTTTGGCACAAGCAAGGATCTTGACATTGAACAAGACAAATTGATTTCTGATATCAATCGATCTCTTGGATTACGCGAAGCCTCGGAAAGGGAAAAAGTTGACAAGTGGCTTAGTAGTCGTTCTTGGAGTGAACGCAATGCTCCAAGCAGACAAAGTGAAACACACTTTAGAAACCCATTGACAGGCAAAATGGTAGATATGGGTGTCCAAAAAGATTGGTATTGGGGAACATCCACCAAACAACCTGTTCCAAATTTAATTGGTCGTGAAGTTGAGGCTAATTTTAGTAAAGCAAATTCTTTAATGGACCAAACGTCTAAAAAGCAGCAACAATTATATAAAGAACTTGATAAAGTTGCCGCAAAAACGGATGAATATTCACAAAAAAGGGTTAAGCAGCTCTCTACAGAAATACAAAACATTGATAATCGTAATATAGCTCTAAGAGATGCTGCCAGAGCGTTTAGTCTTGAAAACAAAGAGGCAAGCAAGAGTGATATTAGTAGACGTGCAGACACGATACAAAAAAGTCAATCTGAGATCAATAAAATTTTAACCGACCGTATTGGTATTAGCAAAAAACTTGAAAATATAGAAAAAGCGGCTGAAAGATCTGTACACACTGCTATTCAGCAAAGAGCTAAACTTTTACAATCAAGGCTTAAATCTATTGATACAGACAAAATTGATATTATTGACACTAAAAAAGTACAACAAGCATCACGTGATTTTGATCGTCTTACAAAAGATAGTGACAAGCTTGAAAAAAGTTTACATAGGGCACACCAGGCAGGGGGGGTTTTTAGCAATACCTTTGCAAAATTATCAATAGGCATGACTGCGCTTGCCGCCACAATCTTTGTTTTTCAGAATATTGCCATGTGGATGAGGGCGCTACTTGGTCCAACGCTGGAATTTAACGAGGCACTTGTCAAAATCCGTAAAAATATTGGCGGCACCAGAGACGATTTTCTTCAAATGCGGGAAAGTGTCGAGCTTGCCGCAAGCGAATTTGGCATGTCAGCCGACAATGCCGCTTCGACTCTTGAAAAATATGTCAAAATGGGCTTTTCGCGATCCATGGCCCAGGAATACGTGTTTTCCGAAGCCAAGGCCAACCAAGATCGTTTCAAGGAAATCGAGACTGACACGTTAAATGAGGCAATCGAACATTTCAATCGTGAGGTCAAAAATCTTGCCAGAGCCTTTGGTGAAAGCGGCGGCTTTTTACAGCAGGCCATCGAGGCCATAGCGGATTTTCTCGAAGGCGCTCGCAAAGCGACCAAAGAACGAAAGGACAAACAGCTACAATATGCGGTCAATGAATTGGCATTGATGAAAAAAATGTCAGACGAAGAACTCAGGCGTCATATGTTGATTGACGAACAAATCAAGCGTTATAAGTTGATTAATGAATTTAGTGGCGCATCTGCGAATTATAACACATCTGCGAATTATAACAATGGTGGCGCATCTGCAAATCGTGGCAAGCAAACCTATCAGATTATTAATGAAAGGGGAGAAAGTAGTCATGAATTAATCAATAAGTGGGTTAAGGAAAACTATGGTTTTAATACGCCCCAGGATTTAATGGATGCATATACCAAATCTACTCTTGAAAACGTTCGTTCCAAGACCGGGTCGTTTTATTCTGAAAAAGAACTTTGGGAAAAAGAACTTGAACAACGTGCTAAACAGGAACGCAACGAAAGGTTAAGCAAGGCAATTAAAAAGTCAGATGTCTATATTACTGGCTATGGGGAGTCAGGCGGCGTTCGATCCCTTGCACGGCAAATCGAAAAAATCAAGTCGGACTTTAACGAAACCATCAACGTCTTAAAGGGGTATCCACAGTTTTCAGAGCGTATTAACGAGCTTATCAAGATTCGTGATGAATATATTCAGGATGCAAAAAATAAACAGCAGGAAGCTCTTCAACGTGCAAGCCTAAATGCCTTCAAGAAGGCGCTGGAATTTCGCGGGCAACAGTGGGACTTTTCGGCCGACTCTCCGGAGCAATTTTTCAAGTCATTCCTGGATCAACGTGGTTTCAAGGTTGACACGGAAGAAAAACAGCGGGCCTTTCAACAGGCTGTGGATAAATTTGAAAACAAAATTGTTTCCTGGCAAAACGCTTTTGGAAGAGTTGCGGCGGATGACACGCTTTCTAAAGAATTAAACAAAATTGCCGCCCTGGAACGAAAAGCGGTTGCGGAACACCTTGATCTTGCCAAGGCTTATGAAAACTTGACGGGCAGCACAAAGCCCTTAAAAGATGTAATCGAAAAATTACGCTATGAGACATACAAGGCCGCGGTGGAAAAGGATTTTGATTGGGCTTTCAAGGAAACATATGGCGTTGATTTCAAGGAGCACCAGAAAACAATAGACAAATATGAGGCTTATCGTCAGTCATTTTTGGATCTTGGTCCGGCTGGCGAAAGAGTGCGAAATAAATTTGAAACCCTTAAAATAAACAAGTTAATTCAAGAAATGGAAAGCAATGCCACTGGTTTTTTGGATAAATCGGATTCTGTTTTCAATGGTAAAACACCACGCGAATTCCTTGAATTCGCGAAATCAAGGGTTGGCATGGATGCCAAGGAATACACGGCTTACGAAAGGGCCATGATGCTTGACACGGACTTTGGCACCGTGACCATGACCGAAAAAGAAAAAGCTATTTATGAAAGACAGGGTCATTTTACCGAAATGGCCAGTGCGGCGTTAATGGATTATGCCGATGAAGCAGAAAAAACGGCTACGAAAACATATCAGGTTTTCCAGAAAGCCTTCGAGGGCATGGAAAACTCCCTGGTGGACTTCGTGATGAACGGCAAGCTGGAATGGAGATCGCTGGCTGAAAGTATTATTGCCGACATTGCGCGTATCCAGATCCAGACGGCTATTACGGGTCCATTGGCTAAAGGGTTTGCGCCAAAATCTTCCGGTGGCGGCGGATGGCTGTCTAATGCATTCAATTTTGTCACGGGACTGTCTATTTTCAGCGCTCAGGGCAACATGTTCAACCGCTACGGACTGATTCCGTTTGCAACCGGTGGTATTGTCACAAAGCCTACCATGTTTGCTTTTGGACAAGGTGGCATTGGAGTTATGGGTGAAGCCGGTACAGAAGCGATCATGCCGGTTACCAGGACCCCATCTGGTGATCTTGGCGTTAAGGCCATAGTGGGATCCGGCATGACGGTTAATATTTACGAAGCCCCAGGCACCAAGGTTACCGCCGAAAAAAGCGAAGATGGCAACAGCTTGAATATCATGGTTGAACAACTTGAAGGCGTCATGCTTGGACGCATGCAGCGCGATACCGGCTTGGCCAAATATATGGACACACGCTATAAACGGAATAGATAATTATGGCAGCAGCTTTTCCAGAGGCAAGCATACCGGATCCGCAAATTGATCGCGGGTCCGAATATCAATCCGGGCTTGTGGGCGAAACATACAACGAGCCGGAATCCAATCAACGATTGCCGGTTATCTACAAGACATTAAAATGGTTGTTGAATTCAACCGAAAAGGTGGCATTCAAGACTTTTTTTGATATAACGCTTTCCGCTGGTCTTAAGCCGTTTACGGCCAATTGGATGACGAACATTCATCCAGACACTAAGTTTCTTTATTTTACAGACACCTACGAGGCTACCCTGGACGGTCAAGTATGGACCATTGAGGCTGTGGTGGAGGTGATCAGGTGATTTATGCAATCTGGCCGACAAACTTGTTGCCACCCAAGGACAATATTCATATCAAGCCTGTCTCTACACTCAAACGACGCAAACTCCAAAGCGGCAAATTTGAAAATAGGCGCTTTGGTGACGGGGCTCCGGAAATAGCGGACGTTTCTTGGGATTTTGATGCAAGCAATTTGTCTGATTTTTACGATTTTTATGAACAAGATTGCAAAAATGGAGCAATCTGGTTTACAGCAAGTTGGCTTTCTGATATTGGTTATTCATCAAGTTATGCGGCAAGATTTTTTGAATATCCGCGTACAAGCGAAGAAGGGGACATCAATGAGGTTAAGACTAAACTTTTGATTCAATTACGGGCAAATATTTCATGAACTTGACAGATGCAATCAAGGAAGC